AGGACGATCCAAAGTGGTTGCAGTTCCGCGAGTGGGTTATCGGCTATTCGCCAAACTGGTTTTACAACGCTTACAGCAAATATGGCGAAAGTGTGGCAAAAGTTGTGGCAAAAGTGCCAGCACTTAAACTTGTCATTCGCCCTTTCATGGACGCTAAGCGCAAGGCAATGGGGTATAAGTAGATGGTCATGAAACCGCAGCAGCCAAGTCAACCGCGTGGCGGTCTCCTCGGCTTATTCGACAAAGCAACCACAACCAATGAGGACACGGGACTTAGCCCCTTTCAAAACTTTGCTGCGGCGCTCGACCCTTTAATTATGAAGGACATGCGCATTGGCGCAGATATTCGCAAGGAGGGCGCTCAACGCGTAGCAGACATGTCGCGAAACAAAACTGTTGCCATGTTTCGATCTCAGGGTCGTGACGATTTAGCTGATGCTGTGCTAAACCGCACAATTGGCCTTAAAGATGCGTTTAGCGTTATGCAAAGCGAGAAGGCTGCTGACACTGCCTTCCAGCGGCAGAAAGATTTGGCTGCGTTTAGTGCTGGGCTTAAAGCTCCAAAAGATAATCGCACGGCTCAAATTAAAAACTACGAATACTTTTTGGCGCAGGGCAAAACGCCAGATGAGGCCGCTGCTTTGGCAAAAACTGGTGATGTGTTTAATCTTGGCGAAAAGAAGCCAAGTGCCTTTGAGTTGGCGCAGGCAAAGAAACAAGCTGATACTTATGCTTCGTATTCTGAAGGGGGAATGGCGGCTCAAGATGCCTTGAATAACCTTTCCATAATGGAACAACTTGCATCAGAGCCGGGCTTTTATTCCGGCGCGATGGCAGACCAAGTTTTGCAGGTCAAGAGAGCGGCTGTTGCCATGGGTGCATCACCTGATTTGGTCGAAAGTGAAGAAACCTTTAACGCTATTGCTAAAAAGACAGCACTGGATGTTATGGGTGGGTCTCTTGGGGTTGGCTTTTCAAACGCTGACCGAGACTTTGTTACATCTATGGTTCCGGGTCTTCAGAACACGCCATCTGGCAACGCGGAAATTATTGACATTCAGAGAAAAATTCAAAAACGAAGAATCGACTTGGCTGTATTGGCGGATCAATACGCTGAGCAAAACGGTAACTTATCGGGTTTTGCGAAATTTACAAAAGATTGGGCTGAGGAGAACCCGTTGTTTCCTAAAGCTGCCGCTGCGGCTGCGGCGACTTTAGGCGGTGGCAAAGAAAGAATATGGGACCAGTCCATGAACAACGGACGAGGGGGCTTTAGATAATGGTTGACGTCACACTTCCTGATGGAACAATACTGCGAGGCATACCCGACAGTATGAGTGCGGCGGAGCAGGAGGAAGTGGTCCGTCAATACTTAGCAGATAACCCAGCACCAACCCCGACCGAGCCATACGTTGATGAGCAGGGCGTGACGCGCTACCCAAACTTGCAGCAAGTTGAAAGCGGCGCGTTTGAAGACATTGTTGGCGCTGGGCTTGCTGGCATGGCTCGTGGTGTCAAAGGTTTGGCCGAAACCCCAGAAATGCTTGGTCGTGCGGTAATCCGTGGAGGCCAAGAGTTAGCGCAACTTGCAGGCGCAGAAGTTCAAAATGAAATGCCCGTGCTTAATACAGCAACGGGGCGGGGTATTGAGGCTGCGCTTTCTACTTTTGGCGGCGATAAAGCTATGGCGTACCGTGGCGAAAGCACCCCTGCGCAGTTTGCAGGTACAATAGGTGAGTTTGTTTCGCCAGCTGGGATAATAGGCGGCGGCAAAAAACTTTTAACTTCTGCCGTAGCAGCCGGAACTGCAAGCGAAGCTGCTGGTCAAGCGACCGAGGGGACAGCTGCCGAGCCTTATGCGCGGGCGATTGGAGCCATTGCTGGCGGGTATTCACCCGCCGCGCTGGCCGGAATAAAAAATAAAACCGTTCTTGCTTTTGAAAAAAATGCTGACGACTTAATGACCGCAGATGCTTTAAGGAAAAGCAAAAACGCTAAATACGACTACGCACGAAACCTTGGAGCCGAAGTTAAAGTTGATATGGATGGCTTCAATTCATATGTAAACAATTCCATCAAAAATGCACCTGACGATTTGTTTTCTGGGTACACTCCGGGCGTGGATACCCATATAGATAACGCTTTGAAAGTTTTGTCTTCTCGGTCCGGCAGCACTTTAAATCAAGGCCAAATGGAGGCTGTGCGCACTAGCTTGAAGAGCATTTATGCAAGAGGACAAGGCTCCGGCGAATACGCATACGATCCCAGAGTTGGTTTTATTATTGACAAGCTGGACGAAGCAATGGACCAAGCCCCCGCCGGAATAAGCGGGCAAAAGGCGCAGGAAGCTTTTAAGCTGGCAAGGGCCGAAAACAGAAGATTTCGTAAGATTGAAATGTTTGAGGATATGATGAAGAAGGCTGACTTGGACGCAGGCCAAGTTGGCACTTCAGCTTCACTGGTTGATAAGCAACGAAACGCTATGCGTAGTATAATTAAGTCTCCGTCCCGCAGGGCGCAATTCGAGCCGAGTGAAATACAGGTTATGGATGCGTTTGTGCGTGGAACTATTCCAGAAAAAGTAATGCGTGTTTTGGGGAAATTTAGCCCAACTACGGGCAACCCAGTTACAGCATTTATGAACTTAGGGGCAATTTATTTCAACCCGCCCCTGATAGCGGCATCTCTTGGAGCAATTGCCGCACGGTCTGGCGCTTCTATTTCCGCTAGCAATCAGTTCAAAAAAGTCAAAGATCAAATAGTGTCTGGCTTGCCAGCAAAACAGCGCAAATTAATCACCGACAAAGACATTATGATCTTGCTGGGCCTACAGGCAGAATAAAGGGACACCATGCACATGGAACTTAAACCAAAATCACGCAGCGAAATCGAAAGCATTGTCCAAGGCGCAATCTCGGATGCGGTGGACTTTGTTGAGGGTGAGATCAGCCAAGATCGGATCAAAGCCCAACGCTACTACGACGGCGAGGTTGACCTTGGTTACGAGGATGGCCGCAGCAAGGTTGTAGCCACAAAGGTACGGGATACCGTACGTTCTGTGAAGCCAAGCCTGATGCGCATATTCCTCAGCACAGCCAAGCCCGTTGAATTTGTGCCAAACGGTCCAGAAGACGTGGCAATGGCCGAGCAGGCCACTGAGTTTATGCACCATGAGTTTACCCGGCTGAACGGTTATCGCGTGATGAATGACGCTTTCCAAGATGCGTTAGTTAAAAAACAAGGCATCGTGAAGGCGTACTGGATGACATACCCAGAGGCCGAGATTTTTACATTCACAGATTTGTCTGACGATGAATATACATATCTGCTGGACGAAGACAGCGTGACTGTGATTGAGCATACAGTTGAAATGACCATTGAGATTGACCCAATGGGCATGGAGATTGAGCTGCCGATCCACAGCGTAAAACTCAGCCGCCAGAAGGAAATGGGTGAGCTGTGTATTGAGAGCGTTCCGCCAGAAGAGTTTTTCATCAACCGTGACGCTCGCAGCCTTGCCGACGCCTACGTTGTGGCTCACCGCACAGACATGCGCGCTGGCGATCTAATCGCAATGGGCTACGACCCAGACGTGGTGCTTAATTTGGACAGCTTTGAGGGTGGGTCTGACATAACTGAGGCTGAGGTGTTTGAGCGCCAAGGTTACAGCACAGATACATCTGACGAAGACCAGCAAGACCCATCCATGCGCAATGTTGCCGTGACTGAAGCATATATGCGCATTGACGTTGATGGCACTGGTGTACCTGTCCTGCACAAAATCACATGCGGTGGCACGGCATACGAAATGCTTGACTTTGAGCCATGCGATGAGCTGCCGTTTGCCAAGTTTGAAATAGACCCAGAGCCACACACATTCTATGGCCGCTCACTGGCCGAGATTGTTATGGATGACCAAGACGCAGCCACATCGGTCCTGCGCTCCATCCTTGATAACGTGGCGATGACAAACAACCCACGCCTCGGCATCGTTGAAGGCGCAGTCAACATTGATGACGTGCTGAATAACGAAATCGGCGCAATCGTGCGTATGCGCGCTCCGGGTTCTGTGCAGGAATTATCCGTTCCATTCACCGCAGGCCAGACACTTGGCGCGCTGACATACCTAGATGGCCTCGTAGAGAGCAAGACAGGCGTCTCAAGGGCCTCAATGGGCCTAGACCCTGATGCAATGCAGTCAACCACAAAGGCTGCTGTGCAGGCCACTGTGCAGGCCGCAGCGGGTCAGGTTGAGGTTATGGTTCGCAACCTTGCAGACGGTATGCGTGACTTGTTTGGCATCATGCTTCGCTTGATGAGCAAAAACGTAGACGAAGAGCAAATGATG